GTTACTGATTCATGATGTAATCTAACCCATTCCATACATGCTTGCGCACCTGATGGTGTAATTGGATCAAATAACGTCATTTGAATTGTATTCCAAAGTGTTTTACCTTTAACGTATCTTGCAACGTTAATGTGGTTTAATTGAACTGTACCTTGAGTTAATGAAACAGCTCCCATACCTTTAATTTGGTATGAAGGAATCCCGTCAACATATAGGATAAACCTATTTTGTTGCTTTGGTTCAAATGCTGTATAAAATATTTCGTTCGGGTCTAATACTGCCATTGTTGTTTATTTTATTATAAATATTCTATTCTTTTGTTTTTATTCAGGAAATGTTGCTCCAGTTGGTAAAACGTTGAAATCTAGAATTACAAATTCCGCTGTTTTAGTTGGTTGTAAGTAAATTTGGCCTACTAGCTCATTTCTATCGATTACGTCTGGTGTATTATTGGAAGCATCCATTACTACTTTAAACGCATATAATCCTTGTCTTTGTTGTACTGATTCTAAGTATGGGTTCACTTGTGCTAAGAATGAATTTCTTGTAGCAATTGTGTTTTGTTCAAATACTAAATTATCAGATATCTGTGATATGTAGCCTTTTAAAGCAATTAATAATCTACGTACATTTACACGGTCTAATGCGCTAGCTCGTTTCTGTAGTGTCTTCTGTCCAAATACTACAACTCCACTTCCTGGGAATGTAGCAATTGGGTTGATATTAGCTTCATATAAAGAATCTCTATTTGAAGTTGTTAATTTTCTTTCTGCTTTAGTTACATTTCCAAGAGCTCCTCTTGTTAATCCCGCAGGTGCGAACCATGCGTCACTTGAAGCATCTGTAAATGCATATACTCCAGGTATCATAGTTGAAGCTGGTACCCAAACAACTTGTCCTGTATTAGGATCAATTGTTTGTAACCATGGCCAATAAGTAGCAGCATATGAACTATCAAATGCAGCTGCATTGTTTATCATTGTACTGATTGGAGTTTGATATCCATCTAAATCTACAACGGCTATACAATCTTGACGGCTTTCAGCAACAGTAACTAATGATGTTACTTGTGTTGAATGATCAGAATTATTTAATCCTGGAGCTGTTAGTAAATTAAATTTATAATCATCTTTATTACTTAATAATGATATTGATGCATTGTAATCAGTACTAGATAATCCTTGGATATCATTTGCTGTAATTTCGTTATAAAATTTAGCATCAGCACCAAATAAATCTCCAACAGCACCACCAAATGAACCTGAGCTTACTATTGGTAAACTAGCAGTAAATTCAGACTTTGCAGCTCCAGCATTATCAAAATAATCTGGTGTTTTTGCTATTACTGATTTTACTCTTAGGTATTTACTTTTATTTACATATTCTCCAGATGATTGCACATAAGAATCTGTACCATCTGTTATTACTGAGTAGCTGGTGTTACCAATTACTTTTTCTATATAATTTGGAGCTTTTGGGTCTAATGATAAATTACCCCAAGTTTCCAAAATTGATTTATTTCTGTGATTATCATCTCCTCTACGTACTATTAAGCTGAAAGTTCCAGATGATTGGTTTGAAGAAGCGATTTCCCATCTAATGTTATCTTTAGTTCCATTAGCTAAGGCACCATTTCCAACTTCATCACCTGCGCTATTCATAATAGCTCCTTCTGATAATGATGCTAATTCAAATGGTTCTTGATTTACAATATCACCTGCAGTTAAGGTATAAGTAATATCACTACCACCCCCTATATCTGCTGATCCTACTGAAATTACTTCATTTACGGCATATCCTTCTCCTTTAGATACTATTGTAAAGCTATCTACTTTTACTTCGAAGTCATTTCCTTGGCTTAATTTAAATACTATATCAGTAGTTGAACCTAAAGCACTTCCTGTTACATATAATTCATCATCAACGGCATAACCACTTCCTTGAGTTGTTACATTAACTCCAGTGATTGTTCCATTAGCTGTTATTTCTAATACAGCTCCTGAACCTGCACCATTAGTAGTAGTAGGGACGTTTGGATACTGATTATCGGCAACTCCAGCGGAATCTATGGTAATAGAAGCTAATAAAGCATCTGCTGCATTTGATAAAACTCCTTGTCCAATTCCTTTTACTATATTAGCAGTAGCACCTGTTCCTGCAAGTGATCCTGTTAAGGAAATGCCATTGTATGGTGCTGCTACACCCTCGTTACCACCACTAACGGATAGTGATTGTAATGCTAATTCTCCTGTTTCTACTAAATTATACAAATGTGATGAAGTAGCATCAGTAAAGTTTCCTTTTGCTACTCTAGTTACTAATAATGATTTTCCTCCTTGAGAAAAATAATTGTTAGCTGAAATTGATGTCAAGTAAGTATATTCGGATGAACCGCTAGTAATTGCGCCACCGAAAACTGCTTGATATTCACTAAAAGAAGTTACTAAAGAAGGGATACCAACAGGGCCTTTAGCAGCAGGTCCTACGATAGCAGCTCCTGCTTCTACGGGTTGACCTTGGATAAAAGATTGATCGTTTTCTCGAGCCAATACACCAGGTGAAATTAATGTTTCTGCCA